CTATTCACCTATCAGCCATGTAACAGAGATTAAGCCACTAACATAAGGTGTTTCAACTTCTTTTTCATGTATTTTTATTTCAGCTATCAATTCTCTTTCAACATATTTTAGTATGCTATATTCTAATCCACAAGTTTTTTTTGTAACATCATTAAACACTTTCTGTATTATTCCTTCTGTCATTATTTCTTTTCACCAAAGAGCTTGTCAAGTATGTTTTTCATTTTCGTGCCTTCTGGTGTTATACTAATTAATCTATCTTCATTTTCCCTAAGTAATCCCATACCTAACATCGTGTTAAGATATTGGCAGGCTTGGGCATAAGATAACCTGCAATCAAATATTAGCGCAGTTATCTTTTTCTTTTCTTCCCATACAGAATTTAGTATCTGGGACATTATCTGTTCTCTCGAACGGTATATAGTCATACTATAGAAGCATGGTAAAAAATTACATATAAACCTTAGTGGATAAGGTTCTTTATTTTTCGCACCTGTTCGGTTATAGATTCCACAAGTTCTATGATGCTATCCTCTATAGCGTTTTCATTTTCCATTTTCCTCTACCTTCTTTCTTCCGAACTTGGGCAAGAATTTAACATCTTTATTGGCGAATTTGTGAGCTTTTTCTTTGAATCTTGCTATCTGTTCTGCCCGTTTTGCTTTGGCTACTCTTTTTTCTTCGCTATGGATTCTATGCTGTTCTTCTTTGAATATCTTGGCTTCAGCTTTTAATCTCTTTGTTTCAATTTCTGCTTTTCTTCTTGCTATTTCGCTTTCTACTTTTTCCTTTTTCCTTAATGCTTTATTCAATCTTCGCTTATGTCTGGGTTCTTTGTTTTCAAATTTCTTGAAGATACTTTTATGCAATTTTTTTCACTCACCACCGAACGCATATTCTAATTCTGGTTTTATAATTTGGTAGGTATCATAAAACTTGTAGAAATGTCTGAATGTAGCTCGTTTAATTGTTTTCTTTTTTACCTTTAGGGGAAATCTAGGGTCAACAGAAAGATAAGTTATCTTTGTCGGTTCTGGGTTTTCCATATCTCCATATCCAACATCATTAATATTAAATGTGGGGATACATTGCACCAGCTTATCTGTTAATGTTCGCATTCTTGGGTCTGCACCTGTTATAAATTGTGAAGTGTAGATAATATTAAATCCTCTTTTCCTGCATTGACTTACGAATAAAGCCATGTTGATATTTTGCTTACTTCCAGAACGTCTGCCGTCAAAAGCTGTTTGTATTTCGTCTAAAACCAAAGTCTTTGGAGATGGGTCTATATCGTCATGAACTATCATATCTATCAGCTGTGGAATTTCAACATGAACATAAGGGATATGATAGAGGTTAAGATTTCCGTATATTTCCCTACCAAATAATAAATCTCTAATGATTAACATGATAGCTCTTAATGTCTTACCTGAGCCAGTCATGCCCCAAAGAAAAATAGCCTTCAATTTTTAGCACGCTTGACCCTATCTTCATAAGTCCGATAGTGGAAATCTACATTATGAAATTTTTTGATGTGGCAAGTATTACATATTTTAACACCAATAAATAAGTGGCATTTGTTACACCATATAGGGAAGGTATAATCAAATTCCCTATAACAGCTGTCACATCTTAATCTAGTGACTATCAATCTTTTTTCTCCATATCCTTGAACGTTCTTCTGAGAAAAGATTTTTTTCTCTTTTCGAGATTGTTAGGATTATCAATCTCTTTTAGTTCTAATTCTTCAGTGAACCCGTATCTTATCCTATACCTATCGAGTAAACTTCTTTGACGCATAGCTATTGCGAAAAAGACAATAGCTAGGAAGCCTAAGAAGAACGCACAGAAGGCGTTTATTATTGCTTGTGTCTCCCAATATTCCATCATGACTATCACTTTTTCAAGAACTTGGCTACCTGTTGGTCAGTCTGAACCATGCCAGTATCCTGTTTTACTGCATATACCAAAGCGGATTCTCTACCTCTATCTTTAGAAGCTCTATTAACCATGTTATCCTTACAGTGTTCATTAACTATAGCTTGGCACTTTCTAACAACATCACTATCACCAAAAACTATGGGCATTAATCTAGCCCAAGTCTGTAAACGGTTTACCTGTTCAATCTCATTTACTTTTTTATACCAAGTATAATAATCAGCTGTATCTCTATTGTGGAGATTCTCAAGCAAGGTGAATTTGGTAGGGTCTAAACCTTCGTTATCGCTGTCATTAGTTGCCTTTATCACAGCTTTCTTAAATTCAGGGTCATTTAATTCGTCAATGAGTTTTTTCTTATCTTCTTCTGATATCTTGCTTACCGCTTTCTCTATCTTTTCTTTTCTCTGTAATGCAACATCTTTTTTCTTAAAGCCTAACATTATTTATTTCCCCTGAACTCTAGCTGGTGGAATAACTATTCCCTGTTCTTCTAATTGTTTAAGTTGGTCTAATCTGTTAGCAGAAAGTGTTTTCAGGTTTTCTATTTCTTTTCCCTGTGATTGATATTGGCTCAAGAAATACATAAGTCCCGCTATAGCAACAGCTGTCATTATCATTGCAATTAAAAGCCAAAGTGCAGGAATACCACCTTTAGCCATCATAACCCTTACCACACCATCCACTAGCATGTGGTCAGCTTGATTAGGATAAATTTTCCTATCGCTCAAGTCATGAAAACTTAATGTGCCAATAGCGTTTTCTACATCACAATCATAATAATAAAATTTCTTGCCTTCCTTAAGTTCCTGATAATTGATATAGTAACGCTTGCCTTTTACGACAAAATCAGTTTTCCCTATTTTCCTTTTTTGTGAACCAACTAATTTATCTCTAGCTCCATTTTTGCCAAGTAGCCATACAGAGCATACGATAACACCTTTTTTTATTCCATCATTGAAAAAGGCTTTTCCCTTTTCCACCTGTTCAGGAATTATCTTATTCCTTAGTTCCTCTTCATTCATGCTAGGTCTAACTTGTGAGGATTCCTTTAAAACCTTTGGTAAGATATCTTCCATAACTATTAATCATATCCCCATACAGTCAAAATAGAATTTGTCGTAAATGTTCCACTATTTCCAGTCTGAATTAATCCCATTGAAGTTATTTGAGCACTTGTATTATCCCATTTACAAGCATAATTAGTAATAGCTGGTGCAGTTGCCGAGCTTGAATCTGCACCTGTTACTAAACCACCTATAACTAATTTTCTGTCTGCACTCACATTAGATATAAATCCGTTAAGATAGAATCTGTCACCGCTGACATAATTTCCATCACCTATGGGTCTACAGCTAGATTGAGATGTTCCTGTTGTGGGATTAAATGCGTAGTGTGTTGCTGGTGTATCACTATTAAACACTATTCCAGCTTGTAGCGTGCTAGTTGCTGTCACACCAATTACTGAGAAAAATACATGCTTCTTTGCTGTAAAAGTTTTAGATGTTAAAAAGTGGTCAACTTTCCACATTTGGTTCGCTGAAGAATTGCCCAAGTCTGTAGTTCCATCTGCCCAAGCTCCAGCAGAAAATACACTATGGACTGAATTAGAACCGTCATATTGGTTATTTGTGGTTCTTCCCACATCTACAGTATTAACAGCTGTTCCACCACTATATTTTATCCCTAAGTAATCTCCACTTGCTATAGTATAATCAGCATCAGTATTTATAAAATTGTATCTTGCCATAGTTGTGGTTAATGTGCTAACATCTAGTGTCCCAAAAGTATATACAACATTATTAGAGCTATCTAATACCGCTATAGTTGCTGTTCCTGTTGGCGAACTCTGTTTTTTTAATGGCAATGTCATTGCATTAATCACACTTCCTACACTTGCCCCGCTTGCTGTTATGTGTTCGCTATCACCTGAATTAACATTATTCAAAGATGTAAATGTAGCTGTTCCTGAAATCTGATTAATTATACTACTAGAACCGCTTAATGTCTGTTGTGCTAGCTGTATGAATTTATCACCGTTAGGTGTTACCAAACACGTAGAACATGCTATAGTTAAATCCCCTGTTGTATCGCTAACAGTCAATGGGGAAGTTGCTATTAATGAATTAATATTATTTGCACTTTCGCAGATAGCTTCACCTGTTCCTGTAGATGTGCAGAAATTATTATCTGTTCCATTAAAGTCTACTGTTATGTCATTAGTGCCTTGAACTACTGAAATATCGGCAGAACCTTTTATAGTTCTGAAATTACATTCTCCATCTTTGTAAACTTGTGCACCTGTTCCAACACTAGCACATACTGTATTATCAGGTAAGCTATTCGTTACTATGACATTAGTAGAATTAGATGTAACTGTTATTCCTGTTCCACCTAGAATTTTCTTAAAGTCACAATTACCACTAGCATAAACACCACTTCCATAAGTGCCTATGTTGGTACATACTGTAGATTCACCTGTTGTATTAGAGCTTATGATAATATGCGTTCCATTGATAGCCATTTGTATGTTAGTTCCATTAGCCAAAGCTCTAATGAAACAATTTCCATCAGTGGAATTTACTACTATCCTGTAAGTATTTGCCATGTTTGTACAGGTAGTCGTATCTGTGAAGTTGGAAGAACCACTACCATTTATGATAAGTGTTCTCTGTTCGCTATACTGTAGCCCAAGATAAAATAAAATTCCGACTACAGCAACAGCCATGACCGAACTAAGAGCTATTGATTTTGTTTCCATTAGTTTTTAACCTCTATCAAGACACCACCGATTATAAGGAATATGGCTATCATAACCCAGAAAACTTTTAACTGATAGTTATCCCCTGTTAAGCTAAAATCAAAAGAATCTTTGTTTTCTATTATAGTTGTGCTATTGTATGTAGTTATTCTCTGGTTAGGTTCTTCTGGAACTTGAATGCTATCTGTTGCCATAACCAAAACCAAAATCAAAGCTCCACTAGCGAACATAAACGCACTTATTGGAATTTGCATTCTAAGGAAAAATCCAAGTATGGGCAATGCTAGAAAGAAAGCTATACTTCCATAGAAAATAGAAATTGGTAATTCCATTTTTTTAACCTCTTATCACCATGAAAGCCCCAAGTCCTATAAACCCGAATAGCACGATATTAAGATAACTAAAGAATGCAAAGCCTGTTACTATTGCAGGTGCTTCAACCATAAGATAAAGAAGGTGTCCACCTGCCCAAACCTTTTGGAAGAATGAAGTTATGCTTTCAGATATGTAGAACATATAACCAGAAGCTCTGTTAGTGATATCAAACCATGAATTTGTAGTCTCAGCTGTATAAACAACAGTCTCCACGCTTATTAAATCGTCATTACCGCACTTGAATATTGTAACACGATAATCTGATGTGTCATTATCATATTCAATCTGATAAGTAATCGTTACATTATTGGGTTCAATATTAACGCTCAATGGAACAGTAGTTCCACCGTTAATAGGATATGGACATCCTAATCTTAATTGCTGTAGCTGTATTTCACTAACTTGGCTCTGGAAGATAAAAGACAATATCACTATAAACACTATTGGCAGAACTATTAGCACTACAAAAATTTCTGCCAAGTTTTCACCCGAACCTTTTGATTAATCCAAATGTCAATAATCCAGCTATCAAGACTATCAGTGAGTAGAACACTACATCTTGTATCCATCCGCTATAGAATGCTATTGCCAAAGCGATAAAGCCTACCATGAACATTATGATTCCAACATCTACTATTTGTTTATCTGCATTCGCTTTAGTTGTGAATCCAAGATAACCAGCTAATGCCAAGAACTCAAGAAGCAAAAGCATAAAAGCGAACATATACAATCCTGAACCGCATACTTTAGGGTCTCCATCTTCACCGCAAGAAGTCAATCCAAGTCCGTCAGTTATGCTACCTGCAATATCTGTAGCGTTCCTTCCTGCCGTAATTCCTGCCCAAGCTGTATTAGTTCCTGCACAATCAAGAACATTTATTTTTCCATCTCCATTAGCATCTACATTCAAGCAGACACCATTAGCAGAACCACCACCACCAGCTTCATTATCCCCAACACTGGCTATTTCTATAACAGTAACAATATCTCCAGTATCATCTAAACAAGCTACTTGTATAAATTCGTCAGCAAAAATACTTGGGTCTGTTGCGCTTGTAGCTGTGCATGTAATTTCCCCTAGCTTTTGGGAAGTGGAAGAACTATTCATAACAGCAAAGCCCGTTATATCTTCAACATAATATTCATTCCTAACTGTAGACTTGAATAAATTAATGATAGTAGACATTCCATGCGTGCCACTACCTATATCTGTTGTATCTGCACAAGCTGTTGTTAAAGCCTGCATAGTAGTTCCATCAGAAATATAATAAGTCGTTCCAAGCTTGATTATATCACCTTCAGAACCCACCAAAGTTGTAACAGTTGCCCAAGTGCATGTCCTAGTAGGCGTAATTGGGGAAATATTCCAAATTTGGAAATTGCCTACTTGTCCTGAACCCTGCATAGTTAACGCATATTCTGTAGCACTTGTATAATGTCCGTTAGCTGTATTGATAGCGTTGCCCAAAGCTGTGCCCGCACAATTACCAACATTCTTGATAAAGACACCTGTTCCTAAATCATATTCCTGTAAAATCCTGTTGGTATTAGCAGAACACACTACACTAACCAGAACCACGTTCAAGTCCTCAATAATATCTGTAAAACCTGCGCCTGTAGTTGCTGAACTATCAGCTGTAACGCTCCATAATTGTGTCCCATCCGCTTTAACTGCCCTAATCAAATTTGCGCTTGTAGTCCAAACACAAACATCAGTAGTTAAAGAACAGTCTCCCCTTCCGTTATATGTTCCAGCTGGAAGGCTTGCAGTAGTTCTTGTGAATGCAGTAGGACTTATCTTTTCTATTGTAACTGTGCTTGCTGTATGTGAGACATATGTATTAGCTCCACCGTTATAATACATCTCGGTAGAAGTCATGCCAGTGACGCTGTGGACACCTTCAATAGCGAATGCAGGACTTACCCAAAAATTATAAAGTCCTAAAACGCTTATGGTTAAAACTGCAAGTGTTGTTAAAACTTTCATGTTGGACATTTTTTTAGTATAAAAAAAAGGCGTAGGTGGAGCTTACCTACCTCCACCACCGATTAAGCCTGTAGTTCTAAGGAACAGAACCACTACAGCAATCACTATTACGATACCGAGAACCAACCAAAGTGTAGCTGTCCCCGTATCCCAACCAGTAACATTAGCGTTAAAGATTGAAGTGATAGCTGGAGGTAGAACGTATCCTGCGAATATTGCACCTATGAACAGGGCAATCATAGAACCTACAATCGCTTGTGCTTGTGCCATTTTTTACACTATCACCTTCCTAAAACCATCTCAGAAGCGTGCCACATAAAAACTTGTTATGCGAACCACCATACCGCTTATATAGGATTTTGTTTCCTATTGACAAAAATAAGCATTGAGCGTATGAGATTAATATCCTTCTGTTCTATCTTGTTTGAATCTCTCAATACAGCTGAACTATTACATAAGGCTAAGACTTGCTGATAAGGTCTATACGGTGGATTTCCTTCTGCCATCTCTAAAGCTATATTTCTTATTTCTAAATCTGCCTCTCTATCTCTAGTAGGGCATTTGCTTACTTTGCGCTTTATGGTGAAATCAAATTCCGATATTGGATTTACCTTATCCCTGATGTTGGTTAATACAAGTTCTTGTGTTTCCGAAGAATGTGAATAACTGAACGGAATTAATCTACTTAGGAATCCGTCAGCTTTCCATATCCTACTAGAACCCTCAAAGTATTCAGGTGTTATAGCTGATATTATCCCCGCTTTGATAATTTTATCAAAATGATATTCTACACCGTAAGCATCACTATCCTTAACACCTTCTTCCATCATAGCCCTTAAATGACCACGCAGTAAATCTTTTGTTTTCTTGGCGTGTCCCATAGTTGTAATATAATCAGGAATCACCAAGAATTTTTTTTCACCACGATTTACCTTTTCAAAAAATTGGATAAGATGTTTTGGTGTTATGTCTACGGTATAATAAACGAATTTTAATTTTCTTAGGTGTTCCAACTTTATTGTTTTGCCCAAGCCCGCTTTAGCTATGAACAGGGCACTTAACGTTTTCGTGTCTGGAATAAAAGCACTCTGAACCACTAGATTCAAAAACAAAAGTGGTAAAATATCGTGCTTGTGGTATGGTCGTTCGCTCCCAAGGGTAACCTTGCTATCCGATATCACTTTCTATAGCCAAGGGCTACACTATATAAAGGGGCTTGGGTAGAATCTTCCATACCATTTATATGCATGATATGTTACTTACAAAAACGAGCATGGACTTTAAAGAATACCACCAAAAAAGGCTCGCAGACTTGCCTCCAAATTTAGAAGATGGGCAAGTCCTAAAGCGAATAGAGAAAATCGAAGAACAGAATGTAGTCATAAATGGCAAAAATGCAGTATCTTTGAGGGTTTTTGCCGATGGGCGTGTGTTCAGAACCACATCAGAGGTTTTGAGGGCTACACTGGTAGATTTCTTCTCTAACAATAAAGGTGCGACACTGGAAAATGTCCAAGTCATTCAACCAAAAGGTAAGCGTTACTTAACGCTCCAACCAATTTAGGTAGATTAGCTTGGAACGAAAGCCAACACCTTTTATTTGGACTTCTGGAATCTCTAACACACCTCTTAATGATAGAGATTCCAGATACACTTTTTTTGAAATAGACACCAAAGATATCAATAAGCTCCATACTGTCATCGACACATACAGGGAAGAATTAGGTTCTGTCTATGTGCATGAACTAATCAATGGATTCCACTTTTTCAATCTACAAATGATATCCAAAGAACGCTATTGGTCTATTATCAAAAAAATAAAGCACTTGAACCCAGAATGCCCGCTAACAGTCTTAAGACTTATCCATAATAAATGGGAAAATGAAAGTAAGTATTTTAGAAAAGGTATAGTGCTAGGACTTGAATCACCAGAACTAAACGAGCTAAAATCCTGTATAGAAAATCAATCCATAACACCACTAAAAGGCAAATACGAATTAGTAAACTATCCTTATGAAGAATGCCCTACATGCAAGCGTTCAGACAACATAGTTAGGAAATTTGATTTTGACGGTTTTATTTTCTGGTGCAATACTTGCAATATTCAGACAATCGGCAGAACCAAGAAAAGAAAATATAGCTTAAAATTCGGGTGGATACAAAAATGACTTATCAAGATATTGCAGATTGGGCAGAAAAGAATGTGCCTATGGGACTTGCAGGTGGAAGTTTTACCAAGTGGCTAAGCATGATTGATAATGAATTTTTACAAAGTGGTCACTTCCTTCCTCATACAGAAGTAGACCCATTACTAGAAAAGAGATTCCTTAAACATCATGAAAAGCTTGAACCATCAGAAGAAGCACCACAAGAACCACAAGCACCTAAAGGCAATATAGGGAAGAGATTATCAGAACGCTTTGATAGACTTCCAGAAGGAACAGAGTTTACGCCAAAACAAATTAGCCAATATACAGGCTTTAATAGAAATACAGTAAGAAGGGAATTGCAGGAATTTGTAGCTGAAGGCAGACTCCAAAGAGTATCTAAAGGGAGATATCGTGTTGTCTAACTTGGAACTAATGAATCAATATCTAAACACTCTACATGAAAAGGTGTTGCCTAGATGTGAATGCAAAGAAGATACTTATCTCTGCATTCTTAGCAGAATAGTAAGGGAAGCACAGAGGAAGGCTAAAAAATGAATCTAAAATTCATTAACTTCTTTGAAGCTTATGGAAAAATAGAATGTGAGTGTTCCATGTCAAAGACTGAATGCCAAGTTATCATAACCATGAAGTCTGTAAAAATGGAATGTCTATCATGTCATAGGGTAGCTTTCTATAGAAGATTAGGGGATATGAAAAACATAACGATAACTGTATGTGACAAGTGCGGAAGTGCCAACTAATGAATAGACCAAAATGCTCAAAGTGTCCTACTCACTTTGGAAAAATGTATAGAGTGTATATGTCAATGACAATAAAGAGCAGACTTAATCCACAAAAACACTTAACCAAATTCATAGCTATCGGATGGGCTTGCCTTAATTGTAAACAGGTGATAATGAATTGATAATGTGCCCTAATTGTCACAACATCATAAAAGTTAAAGTGCGGATATGTCCCTTCTGTGGAGACCAAATAATTGAACAGATATTCTTTAATGGAGATTTCAAGCCATGAGCTACACTTCATTCTTTGTGTCAATGCTTGCTGTTGCTTTCATTTACACAACAGTCGCACTTTGCTTTCTAGCCTATGCAGATAAAAAAGTGTTCGGCAAGGATAATGATAATAATGATTGACATACATACAAAGACTTATATAGCTTCTATTGCTTCTATTCTTCACCATGACAAACGAAAAAATACCGTTAGTAAGCGAAAAGGAATACAGGAAGGCAAAAGCAATATGCAACAAATACGAACGTGTATGGAGAACCAAGCATCCAAAGGAACACAAGAAAGAATCTCAAGCTCTGTTAAAGGCTATTCGCTCAAAGTAGCCTTGCCTTCTTTCTTTTTTTCCCCTAACTTCTTTGTGGTTCTAATGTCCCTTGACGATTTTTGCTTTCAGATAAACCCTACACTTTGGAGCGTGCTAATACATTGAACGACAAACAAACAGATACCATCATGGCAAGTATATCCATCTTGGGACTTTATCTTGGTGGATGGGGCTTTGGTGAAATGATACAAGTCGGAATAGGTGAATATGGACTTTGGAAGCCTATGATTTTTGTAGTAATATCAACAGCTTCACTTATTACACTATCCATAATAATAATAAACAGGATGGGTATAGAATGGAACACGAAATAGCTTTTACCTGTAAGAAGTGCAAGAAAATGTTTAGTGCCAAGTGTTCAGTAAATCAAAGCCAAGATTCTTTTGTAAGCGGGCTAGAATGTGACAAATGCTTCTATCAAGCTACGTTAGATATGGGGAGATTAGACTTTGATATCTAG